ACGCCATGGCGGCGATTGATACGGCGTCATGGCTCTCCTGATGCGTTACTCGTTGTGTGCTGTCGTCTTCCTCTTTCTGCTCATTTACAAAGCCACGCTTCCGCAGCCACGTTTCAATCAGGTGAGAATCTTCCTTACGGTCAAAATTGGCCACATTGGGTGTGCGAACTTTGACTATGCGCGGACGCTTGGCGTTTTCAAATTTCACCGAAAAGCTGGCGGATACCAATCTGCCAAAGTTTGGAAATTCGCGATCTCTTGAGGCTAATGACGCAAACACATCATTTGAGCGCAGCGTTTGCTTGTCATTATAAGGCCCAAGAAACTGGTGCTGGATTTCAACCAGCTTTACATCTTCAAGCCCGTCAATATCAGTACAGGCCAAAGCGTCAACGCCATTATCGATGAGTAGCTGCAATGTATATTTTTCTGCGCCGGGGAAATATTCAGCCTGACCAAAGAGATGCTGGCTGAACAAATCCAAATACATGGTGCGCTCTTTCTTGGCGATAGAAAATGGTCTTTGACTTTCCGTCTTCAATCTTGCCTTCACGTTTAAAAGGCATTCCATGGTGAACTAAGAAATATATCTTGTCTTCTTCATCGGCGCTCACTGCCAAAATACGGCAGCCAGTCCCACGCTTATTTTTAGAGAACCAAACATCCATTTCCTTCTCAAGGGATGTAAGAACTTCTTGCTTCGGAACACCAAATTCATCTGGCGCTTTCTTGTCTGACATGAAGTACATGAATGACTTTGGTTTCAGTAACAGCACTTCTGCATGTGGGCGCTTTAAAAGCTCAGGATCATGCAGCCATAGCGTTAGAGCGAGATCAGCCGGAGAAACGTCATCTTGCGTTTCAATTTTATTTACTTCTGCAAGTTCATGAAGCTGTTCAAAATGATCATCATCGGACATTTCCTGAATAAAAAATAACGCTTCCACAAAATTAATGTCGATATCGTCTATGGGTTCCAGTAGCACTCGGCTTAAGCACTCAAAATCCAGCTCACCATCTTCATTCAGATCAAAGGTGAATCCGCGTGCGGTCAGGTAGCTTTCATACTTCTTAAGAAAAACAATCAGATTATCTTGTTGGATGTTTTTCAAAACATCTGGTTGGGCAAAACGTCGTAAATTATAGGTGCTCATGTGGTTATCCTCCTTGGGGGTTCATCTAGGAGGGCCTCGGTGTCAACACCCGAGCAGACGTGTAAGACCTTCCCAATTATTTTAAGTTCATCCTGTTGTCCTATGATGATGGGTTTTAGTTTCTGATTTTCAGGGCGCAGTTCAATATGCTCCCCTTCAATACTCAGCCGTTTTATTGAATTATTTTTTCCACATCACATTCATCTTTTGAGTCGATGAATATCAAACGACCAATATTATATCCGTACGTGCTTTCAATTATGAGGATAGCATCATCAGAGTATCTATACTCATAGCAATATCTCGTTTTAATGATGTAATCTGTGCCATCAATTTTATAAAGATCATTCGATATTCTTGTTACTTCTACTCGATAAGTATCTTCAGCTAACACTGGTGTAGCTGTAATGAAAAAACAAACAAGGAACGCCAAACATGAGGCAAAACAAGACTTAAGTGCTTTCACACCCAATTCCACAGCAAGCTCTTGTACCGTGGGCGACATCCCACTTGGATTATTGGGGGCACGTTTCAGGCGCTCAATGGCCTGTAATAGCGTATTCTGTGCGTTTGTCAGTTGCTCCATAGCATCCTTTCAATTTTGGCTAATAACCTGATATAAATTAGGCTTGTGGTTTTCACAAGCCTAATTTGATTCAATGCACAGCATTGACTGAACCGACAGTTTTCAAGTCATTTCAGTAAGTAACTCCTTGAACGACGCAATAATTCTCAAGGAGGAACGCCCATGTCTTCACTTTCCCCAAACCTAATAAACGAGCGAGATCGCCGCACCGAAGTGGCCCGTTTGCTGGCGCTTGGCATCCTGCGCCGCAAGATCTGTCTGAACCGTCAGTTCGAGCCAACAAATCCCTCTAATTCATTGGACTTCAGGGTTTTTCCAAGCGTTCATGCCACCAAAGAAACATGGGACGAAGAACCAAACAACCAAGGAGAAACAGATGGATAAAACACTTCTGGCGCGTGTGGCGGCACTCCCAAACATGCCGCTATCAGACCTAAAAGCATTATGGCGAGATGTGTATCAGGACGAACCCCCCGGCGGCCATAAAAGCCACATTGTCCGCAGACTGGCTTATTGCCTGCAGGAGCTTGCTTATGGCGTTGATCCGCAGATTGAGAACCGGATCGAACAGCAGGCCAATGATTTATTCGGCCCCAATAAATCAAGAAATGGCAAGAAAGCCAAGCCGAAGCGCAAGACACAATATCAGCGGCCCATCCCCGGCACCAAACTGGTTCGGGAATATAAGGGCATCGAATATCAGGTCACCATTAGAAGAAGGCTATGAATATGCAGGCTGTTTATACAAAAGCCTGTCGAAAGTTGCACTGGCCATAACGGGCAGCAGCTGGTCAGGACCTGCCTTCTTCGGATTAAACAACAAAGCACAAGGAGGCAAACATTGAGCAAAACCACACCGAAAAAACGCTGCGCGATTTATACGCGCAAATCTACCGAGGAAGGCTTGGACATGGAGTTCAACAGCCTTGATGCTCAGCGCGAGGCTTGTGAATCATACATTGCCTCACAAAAACATGAAGGCTGGTTCCAGCTTCCTGATGAATATGATGATGGCGGCTTTACAGGCGGCAATATGGATCGCCCAGACTTAAAGCGTCTGATGGACGATATCAAAAGCGGCCTGATTGATACGGTCGTCGTGTACAAGGTTGACCGTTTGTCGCGCTCCTTGGCTGACTTTGCCAAACTGATTGATCTGTTTGACGAGCACAAAGTGTCCTTCGTTTCCGTTACCCAGCAATTTAACACTACCACATCAATGGGCCGATTGACGCTGAACATCCTGCTCAGCTTCGCCCAGTTTGAGCGTGAGGTGATTGGCGAACGTATTCGCGATAAATTGGCAGACTCCAAACGCAAAGGCATGTGGATGGGCGGTGTCACGCCCATGGGCTATGTGGTGAGAAACCGCGAGCTTGTGATTGAGCCTGATGAAGCTGAGGGCATTCGCAAAATATTTGACCTGTTTTTGATGACCAAGTCACCCACGGAAATGGCAAAGATGTTGCCGCGCATGGGGGTGTTAAGCAAGCAGCGCACAACTAAAAACGGACGCGTTATCGGTGGCAAGGCACTGGATAAAGGCGGCCTCTATAAGATTCTGCAAAACCCTATCTATATCGGCAAGATCAAACATAAGGATCAGATCTACGAGGGCCGTCATCCAGCCATCATTGACATGGATACGTGGAATAAAGTCCGCGCCATCATGAAAGAAAACACCATCAACCGAGGCGCAATCACACGCAAGAAAACCAAGGCTATTTTGATTGGGCTTTTGAAATGCGGTGAGTGTGAATGCTCTCTGGTGCCGAGCCATACGCGTAAAAAAGGCGGTAGGCTTTATCGCTATTACACCTGCGAGCACTATCGCAAAGACATCAACCCGGATTGCAAAGTTCGCAATGTCAGTGCCAGTGAGATGGAAGCTTTGATCCTGACACAGCTGCAAGCCGTTTTTGCCTCACCTGAAATGATCGTTGAGACATGGCGCGAGGCATACAAAGAAGATGAAAGCGTGACTGAAACGGAAGTCCGAGATGCGCTTGGCAATATCGTACCGATCTGGAAGGAGCGTTTTCCGGCAGAACAGCAACGTATTCTTGAGCTGATGATTGAGAAAGTCATCGTCAATTATGAATATGTCGATGTCCGTATCCGAGCGGATGGCATGCTCAGCCTTGCTCGAGAATTGGACAAACAAGAAAAGCGCCTCCAAGGAATTTCAACCAAAGAATTGGAGGAGCAAGCATGGATGCACGCATAAAAATGATGGAAGGTAATGTGATCTCGGTTCGGGTGCCGATAAAAATCAAACGCTACGGCGGCAAAAAACTGATTTTACTTCCCGAAGGTGTTCATATGACTGCCCCGCAAGAGGCGTCAAAACCCGACGAGACGCTCGTTAAAGCCTTGGCCAAAGCCTATTACTGGCAGAACCTGATTGATACCGGGCGCTATAAATCCATCGATGACATGTCGCGCCAGCGCAAAATCAATTCCTCTTATATGTCGCGGATACTGCGCCTCAATCAACTCGCCCCCCAGATAAAAAGGCCATCTTGGATGGCACGCAGTCGCGCCAGTTAAGCCTGCAAGATATGCAAACCCCATTCCCTGAATTATGGGAGGAGCAATTGAAGCATTTTGGATTTGTTGATTAAGAAAGCTTTTCTTTGATTTCCTGCAATGTGAAGCGCTGCTCTTTGAGTGTATGGATTTGCTTTATGCGCTCGACCATCTCGGGCGCGTAAAGCTGATATCCTGCTTCCGTTACCTCAGCCACTTGCAGCAATCCCTCTTTGGTCCAGTGCCTGATGGTGGAATTGCTCTCGCCAACCTTCTTGGCCAGTTCACCAATTTTAAGAAACTGGTCACTGTCGGCAGGCTCAGCCTCTTCACCAGCAGCAGCCTTCAAATAAATATCCAGCGAGCGATCAACGGCCTTGGCAATGATGTTGAAATAGTCATCTTTGGGGCCGCCAAGCTGCGCTTTTTCCAATGAGCCAATATACGCCAAGCGATCACGCTTTCTGATGATTGCTGACGGGTATCCGTTCATCAGTAAAACCATGTTCATAAGCAAACGTGCGCTACGACCATTACCATCAACAAAGGGGTGAATGGTGACAAGGCGATAATGGGCCTCCGCTGCTAGCTCAACAGGGTGCAGTCCCTGATCGCGTGAAAGCCACTCTGCAAAATCCTGCATTAAATCAGGCACCTTACGTGGGTTTGGCAAAACAACGGCTGAACCAGAAATCCTGACGGGGACAGAGCGATAATGCCCTGCATTGGCATCATCGATGCCTTTTAAGATCACATCATGGATATGTAAGATGTCTTTTTCGCTCAGGCTTGTGGGCTTGCGCTTCACCTGTTCTTTCACCCAATCAAGTGCATAGGCATGGTTTGTTGCTTCCAGATGCTCGGTAAGGGATTTACCGCCAACGGTAAGCCCTTTTTCAACGACTAAAGCCGTTTCCCTGCGCGTGAGCGTATTTCCCTCAATCGCATTACTTGTATAGGTGAGCTCTACCCGAAACCAATCATCGAGATTTCGGACAAGCGTATCCGGCAACGGGCGAAAACCGTCGAGGCGCTTTTTCTTATCAGTGAGCTTATCAAGTTTCATACATTAAACCATAAACCATAACGTGACAGTTTTCAAGTCTATTCTGATGCCTCGGTGAAATTTCACCGAACACCCTGAAATTTTTTCAAAAAAATTTGCACCCACCAAAGCCCCGCATATCGGGGCTTTTTTCGTTTTTGCAGCGCTTTGAATAGCCCGTCTCACCGGGCCTCCAGTGAGTTTTCGCCAGTCCCAGTTGACCCGCCCGCGTGGCGGCTAACCGCAACTGGAGACGAAAACCATGAGCAAAAACAACTATGAAGGAATCCATGCCTTTCTCGTAAACCAAGTCCGTTATCACGCACGCAGCCTGATGCGGCACTCTGCCATTCATGGCGTAGAAGTCGAGGACCTCGAGCAAGAGCTGATGCTGGATTATTTATCCCGCAAGCAGGCTTATGATCCTGAAAAGGCAAAATGGTCGACCTTTGTTGACCGCATCCTCAACCACAAATGTGCCAGCCTCATTGAGGCCGCCCGCGCCCAAAAACGTGGGTCCGGCATCAGTGATTTTTCACTTGATGCGTGGCTTGAGGATAAGGACGGCGAAGACAACGCTCTGCCTGACCCTGCAACCGAAGACCTGACCTGCCGCGATCTTCAAATCGACCTTGAACAGGCCGTTCAGCAGATGCCGCCGCATCTGGTGTTGCTGCTGGTTGATCTGCGAACGCTCAGCATCAGTGAAATCTCACGCAAAACTAAAACCCCACGCTCAACCCTCTACGGAATGCTGTCCGAACTTCGCGGATCGCTCAAGGAGCGTGGCTTTGCGGAATATCTGCACTGAGCCGCCGACAGTTTTTGAGCCCTCTCGGTAAGTAACTCCTTGAAGGCAAGAAAACATGCCGGGTTCTCGCGGAAATACAAGACCCCAACAGGAAATACCGCGACCGCTTTGCTCTTTGGGCGGCGTCAGAACCCGGCAGCCGAAACGACACGACCAAAGAGCACTTTTTAACCCACGAAATCAAGGAGGTTTCATGTTTAAACCATCGTTACAAAAGCTGATTAAAGATAGCCTTTACGCCAAATATGTTCCGGCATTTATTCAAATCCCGGCGCTTGGTGCCATAGAAGAAGACAGCACCAAACCTATCCATGAAGCTACTCTGGATGATTTGGCCTTTGCCGCACAGGCTTTGGATAAAGAACAAAGCGCCATTTATAAGCGCCTGTCTGCCATCCGTGAGCTTTATACGGAAGCACGTTCCAAGGGCGCATTAGGCGCTGAAAACATTGTGGATGCACTCTCCCGCAAAGGAGGTGCCCAATGAGCCTTCCTATCATCTCAGCCGATGAACGCTTGAAAGAAACCAAAGGCATTAAAGGATGCATCTTCGGTAAAAGCGGCATTGGCAAAACATCACTGCTTTGGACGCTTCCCGCTGAAAAGACACTGTTCTTTGATCTGGAGGCTGGTGATCTGGCCATCGAAGGTTGGCAAGGCGATACCATACGTCCGCGCACATGGCGGGACTGCCGCGACATTGCAGCCTTTATTGGCGGTCCAAACCCCGCCTTGCGTGATGAGCAGCCATACAGCCAAGCCCATTATGATGCAGTCACCGCCAAATACGGTGATGCCGGAGCGCTGGATAAATACGACACGATCTTCATCGACAGCATCACCGTTGCCGGACGCTTGTGTTTCAACTGGTGCAAGGGCCAGCCACAGGCATTTTCTGACAAAACAGGCAAACCCGACACACGCGGCGCATACGGCCTACACGGTCAGGAAATGATCGCGTGGCTTACGCATCTGCAGCACACACGCGGCAAGAATATCTGGTTTGTCGGCATCTTGGACGAAAAGATCGACGACTTTAATCGCTGTTTCTTCCAGCCACAAATTGAAGGCAGCAAAACCGCATTAGAGCTGCCGGGTATTGTCGATCAGGTCATCACCATGACCGAGATCACAAGCCCCGAAGGCAAGTCATTCCGCGCCTTTATCTGCCACACCATCTTAAAGGCAGCCGAAGCGGGTGAATTATTACCGCGTCATACCGCTGATCCTGAACATTTTGAATGTCGTTTCTGTACCTACCGCAACCGTTGCTGGGACCAACTTGTTGGGGAGGTGCCTGCATGACATCAAGCTGGTCCGACTTCAACAATGCGCCAAGCCAATATCCGGAACTCAAAGACGCTACCGTTCCTACGGATGATATCCGTCAGCAACTGATCGGGCGACTGGATCAAGTTCTGTCTTATTTGCTGCCTGCAGGCCGCATCAAGCGCGGCGTGTATGAGATCGGTGATATTGAGGGCAATAAAGGTGATAGCCTCAAGATTGAGCTCAATAGCAGCAAAGCTGGCATGTGGCATGATTTTGCCACGGGCGAAGGCGGCGATATCTTTGATCTGTGGGCTGCTTGTCACAATCTGGATACCAAACATCAATTCCCGCAGGTGGTCAGCTCAGCCAGTGAATGGCTGGGACTGTCTTCGCCTGCGCCGATGCCTGTTTCTCAAAGCAAACCAGCAAAACATATCCCCGAGGATGAGCTTGGCCCACACACAGCCAAATGGGATTATCTGGATGGCGATGGCAAGCTGATTGCCTGCGTCTATCGCTATGACACGGCTGACGGCAAGGAATTCAGGCCGTGGGATGTGCTGGCGAAAAAACACCGCGCTCCTACGCCAAGACCGCTTTTTAACCAGCCGGGCCTCAAGGAAAATCAGCATGTGGTGCTGGTCGAAGGTGAAAAAGCAGCAGAGGCTTTGATGGCCCATGGCATCACTGCCACAACCGCGATGAATGGCGCAAAAGCCCCGCCGGAGAAAACAGACTGGTCACCCCTCAAAGGCAAACACCTGCTGATCTGGCCGGATCATGATGAGGCTGGCCGCGCTTATGCCGAGGCCGTCAGCACATATCTTGGCGCACAGGGCATGACCGCTTCGCTCACCATTTTGGATGTACCGAGCGACAAGCCCGAGAAATGGGACGCAGCTGATGCTGTGGCTGAGGGCTTGGATATTCGCGCCTTTATTGCTGCGTGCATCAAAACCGAAAAAGCCGCTGTCACCGCTGTGCCTGCCTTCACGGTTGGGCATTTTCTGGATGACACATCGCCAATGCCGGAAGATTTAATCCTACCGCGTGTGTTGACGCCGGGTGGGCTGATGGTCTTTGGCGGTGCGCCAAAGGTCGGCAAGAGTGATTTTCTGCTCTCGTTGCTGGCCCATATGGCAGCAGGCGTTCCCTTCCTTGGCATGAAGCCACCACGCCCGTTGCGGATATTTTATCTGCAGGCAGAGATTGGCTACCACTATTTGCGCGAGCGCCTGCAAAACATGGCGTTTGATAAAAACCTGTTGCCATTAGTTCGCAAAAATCTGGTGGTTACGCCGCAATTCAAGATGCTGCTCAATGAGCATGGCGTTGCCGCCACCTGTGAAGCCATTCGCAGCCATTTCAGCGATCTGGGTGTCGATATCATCGTCGTTGATCCGCTACGTAATGTGTTTGACGGCGGCGAAGGTGACGCGGGTGAAAATGACAATGCCGCCATGCTGTTTTTCCTACAGCAACGGCTCGATGCCTTGCGTAATGCCGTTAATCCCGATGCTGGGATCATCCTTGCCCACCACACACGCAAAATCCAAAAGAAGCAGTTGGAAGAATATCCGTTTCAGGCACTCTCCGGTGCGAGCAGTCTACGAGGCTATTACACAACTGGGCTGATTATGTTCCAGCCGGATGAAACCCAGTCTTATCGCCAACTTATTTTTGAGCTGCGAAACGGCCCACGCCTGCGCTCCAAGGTGATCGATAAAGTTGATGGTGCGTGGCAGGAGATGGAATACAGCTCGGATCGTCTGGTCAATCGTGACTATGGGCAGAAGCTGGATGCGGAGCGCCGCCGCAAGCGCGATGTCATCCTTGAAATCATCTACGCGGAATCCCGCGCTGGTCGTGTCTACACTATGAACCAGTTCTGTCAGGCGTTTGAAAACCGCGCCGGGCTTGGTGGCAAAGACACCATTCGTGGCCGCTTGGACGTGCTCTCCACCAAAGGCTACGTCAAGTTTTTCAAGGATGCTGACAATTACGGCTTGAGCAGTCCTTCTCGTACCAAATACGGCTTTTTGTGCGTTGAAGACATGCATCTTGGCACTGGCGAAGAGATGATCGACCCGCACACAGGCGAAGTCTCTGCCAAGCTGCAAGCGGTCTATCCAACCCATTATAAATGCCGTCAGACAGCTGCTGTTCTGCCTGTCGAGAACCCTCGCGTGTGGATTGAGACGCAAGAGGATCAGGCATGATGAACCAGCCCCGAAACACCCACAAAAACCAATTTTCCCACCCGGGGAAAATGGTCTGGTGCGCTCCCAAACTGGAGCAGTTTCGGCCCAATCTGAAACTGCAGCAAATCTGCCAAAACTGGAAAACACCAGCCATATCAAGGGTTTCAGCGCAGTTTCGGGCCAGATTCCAGTTTTGGTCATCCAGTTTCGTTCCAAACTGCCCAAACTGGCGGGAAAGCCTTTTATTTCAAGGCTTATCCAGTTTGGAAGTGTTTAGGAAAAAGACCCCTATACTTACAGTATACGAACTGGCGTTGCGCTTACGCTTACGCCTGTTCGTATATGGCAACCTCAGTTTTGGAGGTGCCCGTGGTTAAAGACGTTTTCTTCTCCATTGATTTCACCAGACCGCCTCACATCGGCACAGCCCTCATGCAGGGCGCTCAGCGATATGAACTCATCAGAATTCAGCCATACGTCCGACAGGACGGCAAACAAAGCTGGATACTTCATTGGCAGTCGCATTGTCCTGAGTGTGGCGCAGTCTTCACAGCAACATCAGGCTTAAAAGTCCAATCCCTAAATCGACGATGCCCAAAGCACCACAAGGCTGGGAGAGCTGTTTCTGCCCGCCCAAAAACTTTCAAAAAATTCAAACGCAAAACAACCCGTAAAGGAGGTCAATCATGAATAAACCAATTACCGAGAAATCCCCGGCAGTTGATTCAGTTGTCAAGGATTTCTCGACAACTCCAGCTATCCGGAAATCCCGGAATACTGCAGTTCGTCGGAATTCCCGACAAACTGAAAATAACCAACCCATTTTACTCAGTCTTGATCTGGGCACAGCCACTGGATGGGCGCTCTCCAACAAACATGGACGGATTATGAGCGGCACAGCGCATTTTCGTCCCCGTCGCTTTGAGGGTGGCGGCATGCGTTATCTGCGCTTTGAACGCTGGCTCAATGAAACCCGCGATGTGTCGGGCGAAATTAACGCAGTCTATTTTGAAGAAGTCCGCAGGCATCTTGGTGTGGACGCAGCCCATGCTTACGGCGGTTTTCTGGCATCGCTTACCGCATGGTGTGAAGAGCACAGCATCCCATACGAAGGCATTCCGGTCGGCACGATCAAGAAGTTCATCACTGGCAAAGGCAATGCAGGCAAGCAGGCTGTTATCGGAGCTGTCAAAGCCCTCGGCCATCTGCCCGAAGATGACAACGAAGCCGATGCGCTGGCACTCCTGCATTTTGCCCGTGAGCAGATGATGGGAGGCCAGTCATGAGACATGCCAATCGACTTTTGGAACAAGCGACACGGACACTGGCAGAGCGTGGTGAAAGCTACGGATCACCCCAGCCGCTATTCGAAAACGTGGCCAAACGCTGGTCGCTGACGTTGGGCGTGGATGTGAGTGCTGAACAGGTCATCACTTGTTTGATTGATTTGAAGCTGGCGCGACTGAACAGCAGCCCCGGGAATCAGGACAGCATTCTCGACGTTGCCGGGTATGCAGCAATTTTAAACGAAATCATCAATAACAACGGAGGTGCTTATGGAGCATAACTGGACAGGAAAAGACGTAGCAGGTCAATTTGAAGAGTCTATTTCAACTTTGAAAAAACTACCGCCTGTGCGGGCGCAAGGTTATTTCAATGCTTGGCCCGAGATTGTCCGCACCCCAGAAGAGATTGCGGCAAGTGAACCCATGCCGCTTCGCTTGCGTGCAACACCAGATGCAATCTCACGCATGGAGCAAACACTACGCTGGATCACTTGGATTGATGCCCCGGAGTGTCGCTTGATCTGGCATCGCGCCGCTCGCAGACGATGGAAAACAATTTGCTGGGAGCTTGGCTGTGATCGCAGCACAGCATGGCGCAAGTGGAATATTGCGCTGGCAAAAATTGCTGCTCGCTTGAACGCAGGACAGAAGTAAAGTGTTGCAACACTTTCGTATTCGACACTTGCAACATTTTTGGCTACTATAAGAACCATAATCGGCAGCAGTGTACGCACAGGCAGCCTTCAAGAATTCAAGCGGGCCGCCATCAATCTGATTGCGGCTTTTTTGTTTCCTCACCCCGCCCATTTACCGATGCACCTCTCATATACCAAGCCACGGGTCCTTCCTGCGACGGGAACGTATGCGGGCGGGCTGGGCGCAGTATTTCGCTAGCGTCAGGGCGGCAAAAGAGGTTCGCAGTTCGCACCCGGGTTCGCACGCCACTAACACATAAAAAGGTTTAACAATGGATTTGAATGTTCAGCAGATTGAGCTGGAGCAGCTGGTTCCTTATGCCCGCACACACAGCGACTCACAGGTCGCACAGATTGCAGGCTCGATTGCTGAATTCGGCTTTGTGAACCCTGTTCTGGTTGGTGGCGATAATGTCATCATCGCAGGCCATGGTCGTGTGATGGCGGCCAAGAAATTGGGATTGGAAACGGTTCCGACCATCAAGCTGGATCACCTGACAGAAAATCAGCGCCGCGCCTTGGTCATTGCTGATAACAAAATCGCCGAGAACGCCGGATGGGATGAAGAATTGCTGCGCTTGGAATTACAAAATCTTGCCGATGAAGATTTCGATCTTGATCTGCTGGGCTTTGACGATGTGGAGTTGGATGATTTGTTGGCATCACTGGAGACGCAAGAAGCAGCCGCACTTGATGAAAACATTGCAGAAGTACAGGAAAACCCTGTCAGCCGTACAGGCGATGTCTGGATTATGGGTGAGCACCGTTTGCTCTGCGGCGACTCCACAAGCGAAGCCGATATGAAAAAACTGATGGCTGGGGAACTGGCCGATATGGTCTTTACCGATCCACCCTACAATGTGAATTACGGTGACACCGCCAAAGATAAGCTGCGCTCCAAAGGTGGAGCCAAAGCCGGACGCAAGATTATGAATGATAATCTGGGCGATGACTTCGAAGGGTTTTTAACCGCAGCCTGCAAGAACATGTTGGCTCATACCAAGGGTGCTCTTTACATCTGTATGAGTTCCAGCGAGCTGGACACCCTGCAAAGCGCCTTCCGCAATGCGGGCGGGAAATGGTCAACCTTTATCATCTGGGCGAAGAACACCTTTACCCTTGGCCGTTCTGATTATCAGCGCCAATATGAGCCTATCCTCTATGGCTGGAAAGATGGTAATGACCGCTACTGGTGCGGTGCGCGTGATCAGGGTGATGTCTGGTTTTATAACAAACCGCAGAAGAACGATCTGCACCCGACCATGAAGCCTGTTGATTTGGTGGTACGCGGGATTAAAAATTCCAGTAAGACGCTGGATATCGTGCTTGATCCCTTTGGCGGTTCCGGCTCTACACTCATTGCTGCAGAACATACCGGACGACAGGCGCGGTTGATTGAGCTTGATCCTAAATATGTGGATGTGATTGTGCGTAGCTGGCAAGAAATGACCGGATTACAGGCAACGCTATCTGGTACCGATCAGGAATTTAAGGCTGTTGAAAAAGACCGCATTGGAAGCAAGGCTGAAGCCTTACTGCCTGTGGAGAGCGAGTGAAGCTTCGTGTAAGGCTTTGGCATCGCCAAGCAGCCGATCAAGGTCAATGATGGAACCGATGGCAGCGTTGCGATTGCCGTCATCCATGTAACCGCAACCCTCTTTTGCAAGGGTGGTAGCTTTTTCCAGCATGTCACGCATGGCGTTCATGTTGGCTTGGATGGCGTTATTGATAATGGGGTTTTGGTTGCTCATGCTTGGGTTTCCTTTTTCTCGGTTGGTTTAAGGTAATAACGGCGGTCAGCATCTTGTTTTGCTGAGCTCAACTCAAAGCCTTCGAGCTTTTTGATGACTCGGGATAAAACGCCGCGCACCGTATGTTTTTGCCAGCCCGTCAGTTTCATCATCTCATCGATGCTGGCTCCTTCCTTGGTGCTGAGTGTGTCGATGATCTGTGCTTGTTTGGTGGTCTTATTCATTACTTACCTCCTTTGGCGGCAGATTGTTGGCCCGCTTCATAAGCAGCCTCAAGCGCGGCTTTGATGGACCAGACCGCGCAGTCGTGAAAATCGAGGCTATCGCTCTTGCGGGTTTCGAGGGTTTCAAGGTGCAGCTCGTCTTTGGCGATCTGCGCCAGTATTTGGTCTTTTTGGGTGTGTTTTATGTTGTTTGTCATGGTTGCTCCTTTGCTTGTTGACGTGTTCATGAACGCTTGGAAACCAAGGATTATCAAGTCAATTCAAGGGATTAATCGAAGAATATGGGCGTATCGATCCGAGAATATGCAAGGCAGCGCGGTGTCAGTGACACCGCCGTCAGAAAGGCACTGAAACAAGGCCGCATTACCGCTGAGCCTGATGGCACCATTGATGTGGAACGCGCTGATCAGGAATGGTCATCTAACACGGCCAAACCGCAACCAAAGCGGCCTGTAAAGACCAAACCAGTGCCTGCGGCGGCGGTGGAAGCGGTTGAAGAAACATTGAAGGAAAGCGGCACCCCGTTTTCATCGGGTGGCACGACCTACATGCAAGCTAAAACCGCCAATGAGGTTTTAAAGGCGCAAACCAACCGGGTACGCCTCAAGCAATTAAAAGGTGAGCTTATCGACCGCAACGAGGCCATTGCCCATGTATTTCGGCTTGCGCGTCAGGAACGCGATGCATGGCAAACATGGCCTGCAAGGATTTCAAGCCAGATGGCAGCAGAACTCGAGACCGATGCCCACCAATTACATGTGACGTTGGAGCGTTATGTCCGTGAACACTTGGAAGAACTTGGCAGCGTCAAAGCAAACTTCAAACAATAATGGATATGACGGCACTTTGTACGATGGATCGCAAACACTTGAACAGGCTTGGTTTGAAGGATTAAAGCCCGATGCCTTTATGACCATTTCTGAATGGTCGGATGAATATCGCTTTCTTTCTCCCAAGGCTGCTGCCGAACCCGGTCGCTGGCGCACAGAACGCACGCCGTATTTACGCGAAATCATGGATCAGCTCTCGCCCCATAAACGGGCGCAACGGGTTGTCTTCATGAAAGGTGCTCAGATCGGCGGGACCGAGGCTGGCAATAACTGGATTGGTTACGTCATCCACATGGCCCCCGGCCCGATGATGGCTGTGGCACCAACCGTGGAGATGGCCAAACGGAATTCCAAGCAGCGAATTGATCCGCTTTTGGAAGACTCCAAGGAATTAAAAGCGCGGGTGAAGCCTGCACGCTCAAGAGATTCCGGCAACACCGTGTTGTCGAAAGAGTTTCCGGGCGGTGTTCTGGTAATGACAGGTGCAAATTCGGCTGTGGGACTGCGGTCTATGCCTGCGCGGTATCTGTTTATGGATGAAGTGGATGGCTATCCCGGCGATGTCGAGGGTGAAGGCGATCCGATTTTACTGGCAGAACGCCGGAGCGCCACATTTCAGGGGCGACGTAAGGTTTTTCTTGTGAGCACACCAACATTGAGAGGATTATCGCGCATTGCCCGGGAATTTGACAATTCAGACCAACGCTATTTTCACGTTCCTTGCCCTCATTGCGGGCATGAGCAGCCATTAAGGTTTTCACAGCTCCGCTGGGCCGAAGACAAGCCTTCAGATGTTATGTATGAATGTGAATCTTGCGAAGAACTCATCGCAGAGCATCACAAAACAGAGATGCTTGCCAAAGGTCAGTGGACGGCAACTGCCAAAGGTGATGGGCAGACGGTTGGTTATCACCTGTCTTCACTTTACAGCCCCGTTGGCTGGTTTAGCTGGTCAGATGCAGCGGCGATGTTTGAGCAAGCCAAGGAACATCCGGAGTTGATGAAAAGTTTCGTCAACACAGTTCTGGGTGAGCCATTTGAAGAAGAGCATGAAGCACCAGACTGGGAGCGACTTTATGCGCGGCGGGAAACTTACGCACAAGGTGTTGTGCCCAAGACAGGCTTACTTTTAACCGCTGGTGTGGATGTCCAAAAAGACCGCCTTGAATGTGAGGTGGTTGCTTGGGGCCGCGATAAACAAAGCTGGTCTGTTGATTACATCGTGCTGGATGGTGATACCGCCCGCCGCGATGTGTGGCAAAAGCTCGAAGATGTCTTGCGCCGCGACTGGCCGCATGAAACCGGACACACCATGCCCATCCGTGTGATGGCGGTGGATTCTGGTTATGCCACGCAGGATGTTTATGCATGGGCCAAAGGCCATCCCCAAGCTGTTTGGGGCGCTGGTGGTGCCAGAGCCAGCCAGCCGCGCACCGTTGTGGCGATTAAAGGTCAAGATCGGGATACAGCGCTTATTTTGAGCGTGTCAAAAGCCGATGTTGGCGGTCGCAGGCGTGGTCTTCGAGTATGGAATGTCTCCGGCCCAGTGGCCAAGTTTGAACTTTACCGCTGGCTGAAACTGGACTGGCCATCAGAGGCTGAATTGAAAGGCGGTATGCCATATCCAGCAGGCAGCTGTCACTTTCCGCAATATGCGGAGGAGTATTTCAAACAGCTGACGGCTGAAAAACGCATTATTCGGGTGCATCGTGGTTATCCCCGCGCTGTATGGGAGAAAGACCCCACCCGCAATAATGAGGCGCTGGATTGCCGGGTGTATGCCCGCGCCGCCGCCAGTATTTATGGATTGGATCGTTTCTCCGAACGTCATTGGCTGCAGTTGGAGGAAGTCTTGGGCAAGCCTGTGCCAACGGCGCAGATTCAAACCCAACCAACAGAAACAAAGGAAACAACGGCTTTGAACGAGCGCTTAAAACAGCGGCCTGTTCAGATGGCTGACGATCCGTATTTGTAAGGAACCGCAATGACAGATTTGGCCACATTACAAAGCCGCCTTGGTGAAGCCGAAAACGCCTATCACTTGGCTGTGACAGGCGGCAAAGAAGTCTCGGTCAATATCGACGGGTATGGCGCGGTCACTTATCAGACGGCAGATGCGCCCAAGCTCTGTCTGCCAGAGAGCTGGCATCATGGCTGCCACCTGCGGGATCTGCTGATAGCGATCTAATTCCAGAACTTGGCACCTTGGTGTCACGCTCACGCGACCTTGTTCGCAATCACGGCGTCGCCGCCGGCGCGTTTCAAACCCTGACGGACA